ATAGTCTCCAGTCAATGACCCATCTAATATGTCTTGACTAATTTTATTGTATAGTCTTGTCCCTAAGTAATTCTGAATATGCTGAATTTGAGACAGCTTAACAAAAGGCAGAAACTTGTCACTGTCCACCGTGCCATTTATAATAGTGTTTCTTACCAGGTCTTCTCTAGAAATAAATAAAGCTGTTGCCATTAGCGTCTATAGTTTGGGTCTAAAGACCAGTAGTTATTGCCTCTATTCGCTGTTTGTGCTACTTCTGGCTCGTTTGTTGGTATACGTGCCTCTTCACGCAAACTAGGATCTAGTTTAGCAATTTTCTCTCTAGCCTCTGTTACTGTTATTTTCTCGTTGTTTTTACGTAAGTAAGTACGTCGCTCCCAGTAATGGTTACAGTTAACACCGCCCTTATAGAGCCAGATGTTATAGCTGTTTGATCCGCTAGGTGCAAACTCGCTATTTGCTGTACTTTCTTTGTCTAAGTCTTCTTTACGATATATTTTCTTAGCTGACCACATTTTCTGACAAAACTCTCTCTGTGGGTTGTTAGAGCCCATATACGCATATCGTATTTTTAAAATACTTGTGTCTTGCTCACTGGTTTTACTAGGCGAGCTAGGTAGTACACTAGCAAGCTCTAGCCCAGCGTGCAGTATGTCGTCGTATTCATTAGCTGGTCTTGTGTCTATTAACTCGTAATCGCTTAGGTCTTCGTCTTCTAAGTTAAGCAGCTCATTCATTACTGCCTTACGTAGCTCTTCTGCTGCCTCTATAGGCACGCAATTAGGCACTTCTCTACCGTCTTTTATTTTCATTCCATACTGCTCGTAGCCAGCCTGACACGGATCGTCTGCGTCTTTAAGCTCAGAATGGTCTGCACAGGGCATATAGTATGTCTCTCCGTCTATTTCGTGAGCGTGAGATCCTTCGCAGCCTAAGTCTTTAGCGACTGCCTCTGCCTCTTCTTTAGTTTTGTATACTGGTTTGCCGTCTACGCTTTTAAGTCCCAGCTTCTGTCCAGTCTCTTCTTCAATTTGCTCTTTGTTTGTAGCATTTTCTAAATCCATAAACTCTAAAGGCTGTAGCGTTTTAAAGTATAGGTTAAGGTCTATCTCGTTAAAGTGTAGTATTTTGTCAAAAGAGTCTATTAAAAGGTCTTGAAACGGTTTAATAACCGTATTGTCAAATAAAATCGAGCTCATTCGAAGCTCGTCTGCGTTATTTCCGAGACCGTTTTGGACTTTAATACCTAAAAGCATAGGGCTCGTAATTCTGTGGGCGATTAAAATTTTCTGAGTTGACTCTGTAGACAAAAACTCGTACTGCTGGTGTGCGTCGCTAAGCTGTATAGACTCTACAGTCGCTTGCTCATCTGCATTATTATTAAAAGCAAGTATAAATTTACCAGCGTTACTAGATCCAGTGTATTTTTGTTTAATCTTACGCTCTATTTCTGCCTGTGCATCTTCGTCTGGTATGCCTGAGTTAAAGTTAAGTAGGAGTCCAGGAGACATACCTTGCTTTACATTCGAGAAATGGAAGTTTGCTATCTCGCTCTCCAGATCGGCATACTGAGTCCCACTCTGGTAATCCACAGGTGCAAAATAATAAAAGCCAGCTCTATATGGTTTTACGTACAAAATCTCTACAGACTCTTCGCTAAAGCCAAAAGCTGGTATACGCTCTGGCTGCTCTCCGTTTTTTAGGTTTTGCCAGTCAGCACTATAGTAATATGCCTCTATTTCGCCGTCATCGTTGCATTTCTCTGGTCTTAGCGTTTCTACAGGGTAATGCTCCACTTGTACAATTTGCGTGCGTTCAGCGTTATATATTACTTGCATAGAGCACTGACCAAATAATTTAAGGTCTGTAGCTAGTTTTCTTACACAGTCGTCTTTAAATAGACGTTTCATCATAGCGTAAGCGTCTGGCTTCATAGATGAGTCAGTAGCGTCTAATCCTCTACCAAAAATTAGCTGTGCAATACCGTTAATAGAAGCTCCGTTTGTTGGAGATCCGTTAAAAAGTTGTATAAGGTAATTAAAGTAGTTATTGTCTGCACCGTATTCGACCCATTCCTTATTGTTTTGCTCTACTATAGCTGGTGCTGTGTAGGCTGCAAGGTCTAAGAATTTTAAGCCAGCACGTTTGCGAGCTGTACTACGTCTTTTTTTAGTATTATTCATAAATTATATACTCTTTGTCATATGTTAAGTCGCTTTTGTAAACGTCTTTGTTTACGCTGTACTCTTCTTGCTCTGACTGGTCTATGTCTTGGTCTGTACAGAAAATTTTGTCTACGATATTTGTGTCTACCTTAAAGTTAATGTCATTCCAAGTGTTTGTACTTAAATTCCAGTAGTCACTATTTTGGCTATATACGTCATAATCGTTTTGTACTAGCAAATCGTAGTAGTGACCCTCTTCTAAATTAAACACGCCACTGTATACCTGGTAGTCATTCTCTTGCGTTACTGTAGGTGTGTATACTGTAGTGACGTTTGTTTGGTCATCTCTAAGCTGTACAGTAGTGCTTTGACTATAATTTCTAGGTATTAGTTTTATAGTTTGCGTGTCTGTTGTAGGTTTTAGAATTTTCATATATACATATAACGTAAGTTTTTCGTTTTTGCTAAAAAAAAAGGGCAGCCGTAGCTACCCTTAAACCCCTATTTAAAAAATACCCTATGCTGGGTCGATTTGTGTAGAGTCTTCTGCTGCTGTAACTAGGCTAGAAGTAACAAACCACGCTGGGTTTTGCTCTAGACCTTGAAATGTTAAGCCAGAGAAACCAGACAAGTCGCCGAAGGCTTGCCCAGTAGTAATAGACCCCCCACTACTATTTACACCGTGCTCTGCACCCATTAGTAAATAGTTTCCATTGTAATCTTCTACAATTACAGAAAGTCTGTTTTTAAGTAATACGTCTAGTTCTACCATAGTAGCTTTATCTAGACGCTTTAATGTAGTAGTCAAAGTTTGAGTAAAGAAAACACTACCGTTTTCTGGGCTCGCAGTAATACTTTGCTCTACACCAGTAGCACCGTCTACGTCGTATTTGTAAAGTGTTGGTGTACCAGCCCACGCAGTAACCTCGCCACTAGTGACTGTTAAGTCTCCTAGATCGCCGAAAGTTGTAACGAAGATAGCTTTAATACCACCAGCACTAGACTTACACGGTAAACTTCTACCAGTTGAAAGTGATGCACACGCCATAATTTTCTAGTATTAAAAAAAGGGTAGGTAGGCACTATACGGCTTACCCACCCTAATTAGTTAAACAATTAATTTATATTACGCCAAAGTATAAAGTGCGATGTCCCCTGCGTTGCCGAATTGCGTTCCGCCCGCTAGCCGCATAATAATCCTCGCGTTGTTACTTCCGTCTAAATCGCTCATATCGAGGATCTTAGCCTCTGTATGATCTGGGCTAACCAAATTAGTACCGAAGAATAAGTTGCTAGTTTCAGCAGCTACCATATGGTCAGCTGGCATACCAGGAGCTTTAAATACTGGGATTCCCTCAAAAGAAAGCTCTTGACCATTAAACCACTGTGACCCTTTGTTGTCAGTACCAGCAGCACCACCTCCACCAGAAGCGTTAACAGCACCGAAACCACCTAGAGCACGTACATACGCTTTGTATGCTACTGTAGGTAAGTAAAGTTTCAAGTCGTCTCGCCCATATACGGCTGAAGGGATTGTATCTACTAATTTTCCGAGCTCATCGATGATTGTCGAAGCAGCAAAAGCAGTTTCAGAAGTTGTAACGTCGTTTACATTTGCGTCTGCAGCCATTAATACTGTAAGACCGTCATATCCGTCTGTAGCTGCAACTCCACCCCAGATGTTTTGCTCAGTTTTTTCAGCAACTTTAGCTACAACGTGAGCCATAATAAAGTCAGCAAAAGAAGTAGGCAAGTTTTTATAAGCAGAGAAACCTTGCTCTAGAGCCAAGTAGTCGCTAGTAAAATCGAGCTTGCAAACTTCGAGGTTTACTTGCTGTTGTACCACTTCAAGTACTCTCTCTTCAATGTCAATAACGTCTGCAGTAGCAGAGAAGTCACAAGTAGCAGAAGTTAAAATAGATCCACTGTCAATTTTCTTGATAACCTCTTTGTACTGTACGTTTGGTTTGATAGTTACACCACCTTTGTCTAGAGTGTCGCCACTCAACAAAGCTGCTGAAATAATTTGCTTTTTGTACTCCCCTTCGTAGGTAGTAGTAAAGCTGTCCAGTGATCCACTGGTAGTAATAGTCCGTAAGTTTACGTTTCTGTTCATTTTAAATTTATTTAGAAAGTTTGTTAAATACTCTGTCTAGCATAGTCGCACTACGATTGTCTGCGTATGTATGCACTGTACGAGTGTTATTTTTTTCTGGATTGTGTTTTAAAGGTTTAGTAGCTGGCTTTTGTGAAGACATTTTTTCTTTCTTGTCTTCGTCTTTTTTGTATTGCTCTTCAAATTTCTTTTTAAGCTCTTCTACTTCTTGCTTAACTTCTTCGAGTACTGGTGCGATAGCCTCGACTACAGCCTCTACTACAGTTGCAACCTCTTCTACAACCTCTTCTGGTACGTCCTCTACGACGACCTCTTCTTCTAGCTGCTCTTCTTGTACTTCTTCTTCTGCAGCAGCTTCTTTAATTTCTGCGATTAGTCCCTCTTCTTCTACGACTAGGGTCATACCGTCTTCGAGTGCATACTCGCCTACTGGCAAAGCTACACGCTCTTCGTCTGACACTACGAAAACTTGCTGTCCAGCCTCAAAGCTCTCTGCCTCGATAATTGTACCGTTTTCAAGTGTTTGCTGTGCTAGAGACATACGTGCCTTTAGCAAAGTCTTGATTTGTGATAACATTTCTGTCGGTTTCATATATATATCTATTTAAAAATTTTTACCAAAAGTCGGCTAGCCCACTCTCCATTTCTCTACGAATTTCTTGATACTTACTTCTAGCGTCACTATAGGCACTTTGGTAATTAGCAAGTATTTGCTTAATGTCTTCGTAGTCTCTAATTAATTCTGCTGGGTCTACGCCTAGCTCTTCGGCACTTTGCTCTAGCTTGTCAATTTTGCCTTGCATTTTTTCTGCATACTCTTCTAAACTAGTAGCTATACCATTTACTACATAGTTGTCAATAGCAATAGAGACCTCACTGTTAAACTCATAAATTTTGTCTAGCCATTCATCGCCATATTCGTAAGCTAAATATGTAGCCTCGCTATAGGCTTGCTCTAGTTGCTCATATTCGTTGTCAATTTCGTCTACAATAGAAAGCTGTGTTTTGTTAAGCTCTACTTGTTTACGTTGTAGTTTGTTAAAAGCTGTTTGTAAGTTTCTGTCCATATTACCTAAATAAGTCTGTTGCTGTTTCGTATCTGTCGTATGTGTCGTTTTGTAAGTCTACTAGAGAAACTATGTCGCTCTCGCTTTCTTCTAGTAGTCTACTCCCCTCTTCGTATTTGTCGCTTTGCATAGGGTCAATACCTAAGTCGCTAGCCATAACCTCAAAGCTGCGTAGTGCAGTCTCTAGTTTGTCTTGTATTTGTTTGTAGTCTTGTAGCTGGTCTTCTAGGCTGTCGTATGTAGAAATCAAGTCTTCTGCTACGCCTTTAAGCTCGTTAATTTGACTTACAAACTGTGAGTCTTTTTGACGTAGGTTTTCTACTTGGCTATTAAGATCTAAGCCTTGTAACTCGTTAAGAGCCTCTTGTATGTCGTCTGCAGCAGACAGCTCTGTCTTAAACTGCTTACCAAATAGCCTAGAAAATACCTTTAACTCTGTACGCATTAAACTAGTTTCTTATATAACGTATGTTTAAAAAAATTTGCATTTTTAGCTAGAAGTCCTATTGATTGAGCCTATGCCCTGTGCGTACATAGAGCCATCGCAGCACTCTCTACTGTATGTGTTTGAATGCCAGCATAGACAAGCTCTCTTGCTGTTTGTAGGTGTAAAAGCTCTTCTTGTGTCTGTGTGTTTTTTCATTTGTCTAGTTCTTTGAGTTTGCTAATAGCCCAGTTAATACCAGCAGATCCACCCCAAGCGTCCCACATTAAACCACCACAGCCCTCACTGTAGGGTACGTCTTTATTTTGTTGATGTCTTTTAAAGCTAGCCATTCTAGCGATTGTGTCTCTCGTTAT